CATGGTGGGCGCAGGCGTGGCCATTTCCGAATCGCTGGAACCGGCGCTCGAGATGAACCGCGCCCTGGGCGACGTCCGCTCGCTGGGCGTGGCTGAAGATGCATTGAATGCCCTGAATAAAAAGTCCCTGGAGTTCTCCGTGAGCTACGGCGAGAACGCGCGCGACTTCGTGGCCTCGGCCTACAGCATCTCGGGCGCGATCAAGGGGTTGTCCGGCGACCAGCTGGCCACCTTCACCAACACCAGCAACCTGCTGGCCAAGGCCACCAAGTCCGACGCCGAGACCATGGGCGCCTACGTGGGCACCATGTACAACCTGTTCAAAACCTCGGCCGACGCCATGGGCAAAAGTCAGTGGGTTGAGAAACTGGGCGGCCAGACGGCACTTGCGGCGCAGTTGTTCCGCACGGACGGCGCGCAGCTCAAGGATGCGTTCAAGGAAGTGGGTCAGCTTGCCACCACGGCCGGCGTCGATATCGCCGAGCAGTTCGCGGTAATCGGCACCCTGAGCAGCACCATGGAAGGCGGCGACGCCGGCGGCCTGTACAAGTCGTTTTTCGAGAACATCGGTGCGGCGTCCGAAAAGCTCAAGCTGAAATTTACCGAGCAGAACGGCCAGCTGATGCCGATGGCCGACATTCTGGCCAAGCTCGAAGGTAAGTTCGGTGACCTTACCAGCGCCGCCGCCGGCGCCAAGTTGACGGAGGCTTTCGGCGGCGAAGGGGCGCGGGTGATCAATGCCCTGGCCAAGGACACGGACAGGTTCAAAAACGGCCTCGACCAGTTGGGCAAAGTCCGCGGTTTGGAGAACGCCGAGAAGATGGCCAAGGCCATGGTCGATCCGTGGCAACAGTTCGGCGCGGCCGTCCAAGCGCTGCGCATTGCCTTCGGCCAGGCGCTGATCCCGATGCTGACCCCGCTGATGGACAAGCTGGTTGGCATCGCCAGCACACTGACCCGGTGGACCCAGTTGTTTCCGAACATCACCCGGGTGATTGGCATCACCGTACTGGTGGTCTTTGGGCTGATCGCCGCCATGGCCACGATGACCCTCGTCGTGGGCATGAGCAAGATGGTTTGGTTGTCCCTGGTCACCGTCTGGAAACTGCTGAACTGGACGGGTTTTCGCAGCATCGCCATGTTCCTGCTGCAGACGGTGTTGGTCGCAGCCTTCGTGGTGGGCTTGACGTTGCTCTACACCTGGATGGGTTTGGTCAGGGTCGGCATGTTGCTGTGGCAGGGCGCTATCTGGCTGGTCAACGCGGCCATGCTGGCCAACCCGGTGCTGCTGATCATCGTCGGAATCGTTGCCCTGGTCGCGATCGTGATTGCCGCCGTCGCCTATTGGGATCAATGGACCAGCGCCCTGATGAACACCGCCGCGTTTCAGTGGATCGCGGGCCAACTGCAGGCGCTGTCGGACTGGTTCAGCTCGATCGGTGGCTGGACCGGCATGGCCAGCGCAGCTTGGGACGGCATCGTCTCTATCTTCAAGAACGCGATCAACGGCCTGATCGAGATGCTGAACAAGATCCCCGGTGTGCAGATCGATGCAGCCTTTGGCGACATGCCCAAGGCGCCCACGATCCCCGGCGCGTCCACGTCCCTTGTCAACGTTCCACCGCTCAGCGAACAAGCCGAACAGACCCGTCAACGCATGAACGGCGGCACGTCGGGCGGTCTGTCGCCGATGGGGCCCACGGCCGTGCCCCAGGGTGGATTGCTGCGCAGCATCCAGAACAACAACAGCCAGACCCAAAACAAGGGCACCCAGGTGGGGACGATCAACATCCACACCAGCAAGCCTATGACCCAGTTGGAGATGGAAAACATGATGAGCATGGCGGTGGGCGGATGAGCGAGTACATCGATTTGCTGATTGTCGACAACGACCTGGTGCTCGACCCGTCCCGTCAGCCGGTGCTGATCGATGACCGGTCCAGCATCGCCCAGGACATCGCTCACATGATCCGCGACAGCGGCCTGCTGGTGACCCTGGTCGCCGAGCGCAACAGCCTGAAACAGCGCGACTGCATTCAGCAGCTGGAGCTGCTGGTGGAGGCGGACGAACGTCTGGTACCGGGCACGGCGCAGATCACTCAGTTCGAGCCCGGGCAGTACCTGGTGACGGCCAAAACCCTGAAATTCGGCAGTATCGAGGTGACGCTGTGAGCGACGTAGATTTCAAGCAGGCGCTGACCGATGCCGGCATTCCGACCACCGAAGAAGGCCTGCGTCAGGCTTGGGAAGCCGAAGTGGTTGCCCAGGGCAGTAAACTGAGCAACACCAGCACCTGGTCACCGTTTTGGCGCGTGGTCACCGCCCTGGTGACCAAACCGGTGATGTGGATCCTCGACTTCTTCGTCAAAACTGTGCTGCCGAACTTCTTCGTCAAAACCGCCGAGGATGCCTGGCTCGACATGCTGGCATGGGGCGTGAACGTCGAGCGCAAAGGCGCGACCAAGGCCAAGGGGTTTTTGCTGTTCACCCGTGTTGCCGCCGGCGGCGCCCTCGAGGTTGCGGCGGGCACGGTGGTGCAGTCGGCCGCGATCAATGGCCATGTTTACCAACTGGTAACGACGGCGGTCGGTACGTTCACTGACGGTGTGATGCAGCTGCTGGTCCCGGTCGAAGCGGTGGACGTGGGCAGCGGCTTCAATCTGGCGCCGGGTTACTACGCCGTACTGCCCGTGCCGATTCCAGGCATTGCCCAGGTGGCCAACGCTGATGGCTGGTTGACCACGCCCGGGGCGGATCAGGAACCCAACGACGAGCTGCGTCTGCGGGTGCGCAACCAGTTTTCGGCGGTCAACCAATGGCACACCGACGCGGTGTATCGGGCGATGATTTCCGCCTTCCCGGGCGTGCGGCCGGACGGCGTGTATTTCGAACACGGCGCCCCACGCGGGCCAGGCAGTGCCAACGCCTTTGTGTTGTTCGATGCGGACGTGCCGGCGGCGACATACCTGGAACAGATCAACGCTCACATTCGCGACTTGGGCAACCATGGCCACGGCGACGACCTGCTGGTGATGGTGATGCCCGAAACGCTGCACGCACTGAGCGTGACGCTCTGGCCGCGCTCGACCTTGACCGCTGCTCAGCGCCAAACCTTGGTGGACGAAACCACGCTGTTCATCCGTGCAGCCTTTCGCGAAAGCACGACCAGCGATTACCAGCCGACGCTGACCCTGCCGCAGTCGCGATTTTCGTTCAGCCGCCTCGGCGAAGAGTTGCACCAGCAATTCCCGGGCATCGAGTCGCTGCACTTCGAGAATGACGACATCCTTTCTGAACTGAACATCCCCCGGATCCAGAGCCTGGAGGTGTTGCTCAATGATTAAGCTCAGCTTGCCTTTCTGGCTCGGTGGCAAAGAACTGGCAACGCTCGCCGCCGCCGCCCAGGCCTGGTGGGAAAAGGTCGAGGGTTGGTTGCACTGGCCACTGCTGCAGCTCGATGCCGACAACTGCCACCTGGTCATGCTCGATCTGCTGGCTTGGCAGCGCGACATCACCCGTTTCAAGGGTGAGCCGGAGGCCCTTTACCGCCTTCGTGTGAAGTTCGCCTTTATCAACGCAGTGGACGCCGGCAGCACCGCCGGCATGAAACGCATCCTGCAGCGACTCGGCGTCGGTTACGTCGAGATCGAGGAGCGCATGCCCGACCGGGATTGGGACGTGGTGCTGCTGCGATTCTCCGACACCCAACTGTCGCAAAACCCGGAGCTGTTACGGGTGCTGATTCAGCAGTACGGCCGCACCTGTCGCCGCTATGACTTCGTGACCATCACACCGGTGCCGTTTCGCATCGCCGTGGTCGACTTCAACGACGACCAGCAAACGCTGGTTGCCAGCCTTTAGGAGCCCCCATGGGAGCCAGTATTACCCTTGCGGGTGAAAGCCTGATCGCGCAAAAGCACGTCGCCCAGCAGGGCCTTGATGTGGTGCGTTTTATCTTTGCCAACGTCCCTGGGCTCGATCCCAATGGCCCGGTCGATCGTGCCGCGCCGAAGCCTGCTGCAGGGCAGATCGTGTACGTGTACGAGATCCCCGACGACAACGCCGGCTACGTGAACCCCAACCAGGTGGTGTACAGCTCGCAGATCGGCTCTGACGTCGGTGATTGGGATTTCAACTGGATCGGCCTGGAAACGGCCGAGGGTGTGCTGTTTGCCGTGGCCTACGTGCCGCTGCAGATCAAGCGCCGCAACATCCCTCCGCTGCAGATCGGTAACAACCTGACGCGCAACTTCCTGGTGGCCTTCGACGGCGCCCAGGCGCTCACCGGAATCACGATCGATGCCAGCACCTGGCAGCATGACTTCACCGTGCGCTTGGCCGGCATCGATGAGCGTGAACGTCTAAGCAACCGGGACATCTACGGCCGAGCGTGCTTTCTCGGCAGTTCGCTGCAGCTGGAAAAAGTGGGCAGTGCCTACCAGCTCAAGCCCGGGGTGGCTTACGTCGAAGGCGTTCGCGTGGTTCGCAGTGCTGCGTTGCCAGT